GAGCTGAGCGTCGAGCTGGCCCGCCTTGATGCCGCCGTCTCCACCCGTCTGGCAGCCAGCAGCTACACCGCCCCCACCACGCCGCCGACAGCTGCCGCCGTGGCCTCTCAGGTGCGAACAGAGCTGAGCTCTGAGCTTGCCAGGGTCAGCAACTGCGCCACGGTCGATTCCACTGGGGCGCAGATCCAAGCAGCGGTGAGCGCCTGATCACCCTCGCCAAACTGAGACAACGATGACAGCTGCCATGCCGCCTGAAGACGTTTCTCACCGGGACATCTACGTGCGCCTGGCGGAGCTGGGCGCAAAAATCGATTCCATCTTGCAGCTCATGGCCGAGCGGAAAGAGGAAGTCGCCAGGATCACGAAAGACCTCGACGCCCTCTTCTCCCGCCAGCGCACCCTTGAGAACCGCATGGCCCAGGTGGTGATCGTGGGCGCCCTGGCCGCGATCCTGATCCCGGTGCTCGGGCAAGCCCTCGAACTCAGGCTGTCAATCCCGACCGGCATTGAGCGGCAGGGGGGCAAGCCATGAACTGGGTCACCGCTGCCATGCTTGCCGGCTACATCGGCATTTGTGAGTACCGGGCCCCATCGCCATGGGTGGCCTGCGAGAGCCGCTGGAACTGGGCCCTGGGCGTGCTGGTGCCCTCGCCCATCCAGGGCGCCCTGCCTGCTGCCGGGCGGCTGCTGGGCATGGGTCGGCGCCGCCGCTCTGACGCCAACCCTGAGGAGCCGAAGCCGTGACCCTGAGCAAGTCCGAACGGATCCTGGCTGCCATCGAGGCCGCCCTGACCCCCACCGCTGGCATCAGCGGCCAAGTGTTCCGGGACCGCTGGGAGGCCCTGGCCCGTAACGAGATGCCGGCCATCGTCGTCGAGCCGCAGAGCGAGAGCGACGAGGTGCCTGACGTTGGCCCGGTGAACACCGACCTGGTGGTTTCCGTCGACGTGTTGATCAGCGGCGCACCGCTCTCCACCCTGGCCGACCCGATCCGCGTCGATGCCCACGCCCGCCTGATGGCCGCGACGTTCACCGGGCTGGGTGTGATTCACATCTATCCCACCGGCCGCCAATGGGACGCCGTGAGCGGCGAGATTGGCGTGTTGCGCTGTTCCTACGCTGTGAGGTATCGCAGTTCGCTCAGCGATCTGACGGCATGACCACCGAGCCGCTACCACCCAGGCCCACCACTGCCGGCACCTTCCTGCTGGTCAGTGGGGAATGGGTCAACCAATCCCCCGCTGAATCCCTCGAGGTGACGACCAATGGCAACGACCCGGCGCCAGATCCTGATGGTGAAGAAGGAGACGACGTACGGCACGTCGGCAAGCGCGGCCGGGACTGATGCCCTGCTGGTCCTGAATCCGCAGCTCACGCCGCTGGATGGTGACCTGCTGGAGCGCGAGATCATCGACAGCAGCTTTGGCCGGACCCGCTCGCGGATCATCGCCATGCGCAAGATGGGGCTTCAGTTCGATGTGGAGGCGGCAGGCTCCGGCACCGCCGGCACCGCGCCGAAGTACGACCCGCTCCTGCTGGCCTGCGGCTTCAACGCCACCATCGTGAGCGGCACCAGCGTCACTTACGCGCCAATCAGCACCACGCCCGACAGCTGCGAGCTCTACCACAACTGGGACGGCAACAAGCACCAGGGCCTGGGCGCCCGGGGCACGTTTGATCTGAGCTTTGAGGCTGGCCAGATTCCGAAGTTTAGCTTCAACATGCAGGGCATCTACCAGGCCCCCACGGACGTGGCATTCCCCAGTCCGACCTACACCAACCAGGCCGCCCCGGTGGCGTTCGATTCCACCAACACCGCAACGGTGACGGTGGCCAGCCTGTCGGCTTGTGTGTCGGCGTTCAGCCTGTCGCTCGGCAACCAGGTCGAGTTCTTCGATCACGCCGGCTGCACGAAACAGGTCAGGATCACCGACCGCAATGTCGAGGGCTCCATCACCATCGAGCGGCCCGATGCGCTGAGCACGAAGGACTTCTACGCGCTCGCCATCGCCGGCACCACCGGCGGCATCAGTTTCACCCATGGCACCGTCGCCGGGAACCGCCTGGCGGTGAGCCTGCCCACGGTGAACTTCGGCCCGCCCAAGCCCGCCGACATCCGGGGCATCGCCGGCCTGGAGATCCCTTTCGTGGCACTCCACACCGCCGGCAGCAGCGACGAGCTCTCGCTCGCCTTCACCTGATCCAGGCGGCTCAGGCTTCTGATTCCGACTCACTCACCTCCTCATGCCTTTCGAGATTGACAAGGGCGACACCTATGAATGGACCGTCGCCCTGGGGGAACCGGACAAGCGCACCAGCAAGTCCGAAACCTTCACCGCTGTGTTCCGCCGGCTGAGCCAGCCCAGGATCGATGAGCTGAATGAAGCCATCCGTCAGCGGATGATCGCCACCCAGGCCGGCGAGCCGGTCGAGGGGATGATCGACGACATGCAGCTGGCGGACGAGGTGCTGGCCGGCTGGTCTGGCATCACCAGCGGCGGCCAGCCGGTGGAGTTCAGCGAAGGCCTGAAGGCGGAGCTGCTCAGCCGTGCCAGCTTTGCTGCGTTCGTGGTGCAGGCCTGGAATGAGTCGATTCTGAGCGGGCGAAAAAAAACCTCGAAGACATCGCCAGGGCTCTCCTGAAGCCTGACGATTCCAGCGAGCTGGCGCAGGCGGCAGCGGACTGGGGAGTGGAGCTCCCAGAGCAGGAGACCACGCCCCAGGTGGTCAAGGTCTGGCCGGAGAACTGGGAGGCGTTTGAAATGTTCCTGCGGCTGGAGACCCAATGGCGCACCGGCCCGCGCGGCCTGCTGGGCCTCGACTATCGCGCCGCTGAGTGGCTCTTTAGCCTGTATGAGACGACGCGCCCCCGTGAGCTACTCGAGGATCTACGGGTGATGGAGCTGGCGTTTCTGGGTGAGCTGAGCAAGGGGGCAGGCTGATGGCGCTGTCGATGGATGCGCTGGTTCGGATCATCACGCAGGCCGACCTGAAGGGCGCCAACGCAGCCGCCAAAGGGCTGCAGCAGGTTCAGAAGGCAGGGCAGGATGTCAACAAGGGCCTGGGTGGGATCGGCAACATCCTGGGCAGCATCACCGGCGGCGTGGTGGCCCTTGGCGCTGGCATCAGCGCCGCCGGCCTGATGGCGTTCGCAAAGTCGTCGATCGATGCCGCCGACAACATGCGCGACCTGTCGCAGAAGACGGGCGCGAGCGTGGAGAACCTGAGCCGGCTTGAGCTGGTCGCCAAGCAGTCCGGCACCACCCTGGAGGCTGTGGGCGGCGCCATGGTGAAGCTGTCCAAGGGCATGAACGAGGCTGCTACCACCGGCAAGGGGCCGGCAGCTGAGGCGCTCCAGCGGCTGGGGATCAGCGCGGTGGATGCCAGCGGCAAGCTCCTGGGCGCCGATGAGGTGATGCTGCGCGTCGCCGATCGATTCCAGCAAATGCCCGATGGAGCCACGAAGGCGGCGCTGGCGGTTCAGCTGTTTGGCAGGGCTGGCGCCGAGATGATTCCCATGCTGAACGGTGGCCGCCAGGCCATCGAAAGCCTGGACGCATCGATGACCACGGCGTTCGCCAACAAGGCCGACGCCTACAACGACAGCCTGGCGGCCATGGGCCGGGTGTTCGGTCAGATCGGGATGGCCATTGCCGATGAGCTTCTGCCGTACCTGAGCAACGCAGTGGACTGGCTGACGAAGGTGGGCCTCGGCATGCGCGACTGGATCATCGCCAACAAGGAGCCGATCCGGCAGACCATCGAAACGATCGGCGGCGTGGCCAAGGCTTTGACGCCATGGGTCATCGGGATCGGCTTGGTGGTCGGCGCCTACAAACTGCTGATTGAAGCGGTCAAGGCCGCCGCCATTGCTCAGGCTGCGCTGGCTGCCCTAAGCGGCCCAGCCGGTTGGGCGAAGCTGGCACTGGCCGCCGGCCTGACAGCAGGAGCTGTGTGGGGCATCAACGAGGCCACCAAGGCCGCCGGTGGATCAGCCGCCGCCGCCGCCCTGGATGCGCAGAAGCTGGCGGCTGGGATGAGCGGTGCGGCTGCAGCGGCTGGAGAGGTGCCGCCTGAAGTCGAGAACGCCAAGCAGCAGCAGGAGGCGTTCAATGCTGCAGTCGAGCAGAGCAACGCCTACTACAAGCTGCTCGGCGCCACGATCGACGCGACCAGCCAGGCGGTGCAGCGGCAGGGCCAGCTCAGGGACGCCACGCTGACGGCTGACATCGCGGTGAACAATGCCGCCAAGTCGATCCTTGAGGTGAAGCTGTCGCAAACCAAGAGCGACGCTGAGAAGATCCCGATCCTCAGGCAGATCATGGGGATTGAACTGGAGAACGCCAGGCTCCAGAAGGCAGCGGCTGATGAGCAGATCCGACAGGAGGTGCAGATCACTGACCTGAAGCGCCGCAAGGCATGGGAGGAACTGCGCAGCGCTGAGGCGGCCCTGGCCACGGCAGCGGCCTACGGCCAGCAGACCGAGAAGCTGCAGGAGCAGGTCAACCTCATGAAGGTGGCGGCCAACTCAGCCGACGCTGATTACCGGCTCCAGCAGAAGATCGCCACGCAGAAGGGCCGCGCCAACGATGCGCAGTTCAAGGCGCAACAAGCGCAGATCCTGGGGCGCCAGATGCCGGGCCTGTCGGCGGTCGGCAGCGGCACCGGTCAGTTCATCAATGGCGCCCCGGTGCTGTCAGATGGCCGCACCGGCATGAAGATCAACGGCGTGTTGACCTATGCCGGCGGCGGCTACACCGGGGATGGCCCCAGGACCGGCGGCCTGGATGGACGCGGCGGGTTCATGGCGATGCTGCACCCGCGGGAAACCGTGATCGATCACGCCAAGCAGGGCGCCGCCGGCACCCCCACGATCAACATCACCACCGGCCCGGTCTACCGCCTGCCCGATGGCACCGACACAGTGAGCATGGCTGACCTCGAGCGGGCCATGCGTGCCACGGCTGCCGGGGTGATGGGCCAGCTGCGCACCCCTGCTGGGCGGGTCGCCCTGGGAGGCGCCTGAGATGGACAGGGGCCAGGCGGCGTTCGTGGCAATCGGCGATGGGTTCGGCACCACCTACGCCCGGTGGCAGTCGTACTGGATCGACGCCGTGGTGTCCTGGGACGGGCAGGCCTGGGCGTACCAGCAGCTGGATTGGGCTGGCGTCACGTCAGGCCAGGCCACGGGCGACCAGGCCACGCTGACCCTGCCGGCGGTGCCATCGGTCCATGCCATGACTGAGCACATAGGAGGCGGGCGGGCCGTGGGTGGCGACTCTGCGCGTGATCCAGTTCGATGAGACAGCAGCCAGCAGCGGCCCGCCCGCCTCCTATGTGCTGGCGGCCAGCTGCGTCGGCGAAGTGATCGGGGCGAGCGCCAGCCTGACTCAGCTCACCTGGAAACTGGGCTCGGCCTTGAGCCCGGTGGGCGCGCAGTTCCCGCCCAGGACCGCCATCACCCCGCTGATCGGAGTCCCTTGCCGGCTATGAGCTCTGCCCTGGAATCCTGGCTGCGCAACTACAACCCGGACGGGTCGAGGCGCCCCGCCCGTGGCATCGACACCCGCACGGTCGCTGAGATCTATGGCGTCGGCCTGGGCGCTGCCAGCAGCGGGAAGTTGCCGCCGCCCGCGAACGCCGCCGCCGCCGCCGGCAACTCGCCGCTGATCGTTCCCCAGGCGGCGATGGTGGTGGGCGAGCCGATCCCCGTGATCTGGGGCAGGCGGCGCGGCACGGTGGGCGGCGTGCTGGTGTTCCCGAAAGCCACCGAGAGCCGCTTCGAGAACGACTCCAGCACGGTCACCAGCCGCTACCACATGGTTCTGGGCGAGGGCCGCTTCCCTGGCATCCAACGCCGCGACGTGCGGTGCGGCGAGTGTCGGATCGGCACCTTTTCTCAGAACTTCAACCAGCGGGCCGGATCCTGGACCCCCGGCAACTTCGCGACGGCCCAGACGGCCTACACCGTGCCGACCTTTCCCACCTTCACCGGCGGCGGCGGCAACTACCAGGGCCTGTCTACCTTCGAGGCGGGTGCATCGTTCACCGGTGGCTCCGACGACTGGCGCACCGGCTGGAACATCTTCCTGCGCGGCGGCACGATCGTGGAGCGCGGGCGACTGCTCGACAGCTCGGTTGACTCCAGCGACAACCTGGCCGACCTGGTGCTCTGGGCCTTGCAGCGGTCGGGCCGGGTGCCTGACGCCATGATCGACCTGACCAGCCTGGCCAGCGCCGCGCAGTTCCTCGAGGCCAACGGCCTCTGGTGCAATGGCGAGTTCTCCAGCTCCACCAACCTGGGCGATTGGCTGATCAGGATCCTGCCTGATTTCCTGCTGCGGGAAACGAAGATCGGCGGGAAGTTCGGCCTGCGGCCCCTGCTGCCAACCAACAGCAACGGCACGATCAACACCGGGACGATCGCGCCCGATTGGGTGCTGACGGAAGCGGCGATCATCCCCGACTCGTTACAGATCGAGTATTCCGAAGCCGCCAGCCGCCGCCCGGTGGCGATGGCCATGCTCTGGCGCCAGCAGCACGACGACACCGACGTGCCGATCGTGCGCACCCTGACCGTGGGCGACGTGAATGCTTCGGGCCCCGTCGAACAGCATGACCTCTCGCAATACGCCACCACCGAAAACCACGCCGCGCGGGTGGGCGCCTACCTGTACGCCAGGCGCACCCTGTCGACGCACTCGGTCACGGCGAAGCTGAAGGCCGGCACGCAGACCGGCACCATCGCCGAAGGCGACATCGTGCAGATCTATCTCCCCATCGTCAGCAGCCGCGAGCCAGTCGGTACGTTCAACCGGTACTACCAGGTGGAATCCATCGGCTACTCGCTCACCGGCGAGGAGACGCTGAGCCTCTCGCATTTCCCGGTCGATGCCACCGGCCGCAGCCTGCTCGCCCTGGCGGTGGATGCTGCGACGGCACCGGGGGAGATCCTGAGCAGCAACCGCACCGGCGGCAGCTGCGACATTGCCGGGGCCTCGAGCAGCACGACGGTGCCGGCTTCCTCCACCAGCGGCACGCCGATCAGTGGGCAGGGCACCAGCGGCAGTCATTGGGCGGCGTCGGGGCAGTTCATTGACCTGTTCAATGGGTTCGGCGCCATTCCCAACGATTCGCCGCCGGTTCCAGGTGGTGGTGGTGCCACGCAGCTGGCGCAGGGCGGCGGGGCCATCCCTCCAAGCGATGGAACCAACTCAAGCGGCGGCGATGCTCGTTGCCCGTTTGGCTATTACCAGCTGGTCGGCACCATCTACTGGGTGCAGCTCACCGGCCCGACCGATGCCATTGGTCGCACCACGTCGTTCACCGCCACCGACTTTCCCGTGGCGACGCCCGGGACCGCCTATACCTATGGCGTCTGGACGATTACCCCCTACACCGTCACTTGGACCGACCCGACCGCTGGGGCGCAGTCGGTGGTGCTCACTGGTGCGACCGGCACCAACGGCACCGTCACGCTCACCGGCGAGTTCAGCGTCGAGGCATCTGGCTACACCTGCGCCACCGAATCGGGGACCGCTGGCACGCCCGTGACGCAGCGGTTGTATAAGACCCAGCCCGGCGATACCTTCGCCAGCATCTCCCAGAAGTTCTACGGCACAACCAGCCGAGCTAACGACATAGCCAACGCCAATCCTTGGCTGCTTGGGATAGACATCTTCGCCATTGAGTCCTGGGGCACCTGGGGGCCAGGCGGCGGCTTCTGGCTCACCATTCCAACCTGATGGCGCAGTTCCCCTCCCTGACTCCCTCCGATGCCCCGATCACCCCGGGCGCCTGGCCCGTCACGGCGGCCAGCAGCCTCAGCGGGGCGGAGAGCCGCATCCGTCACGGCTCTGCCGAGATCGGCCGACGGCTCCGGCTGATCTTCACCAACGTCACCGAGGCCGACTTCCTGGCGATCCTGGCCCACTACCGCACCCAGCGGTCCGGCTTCGATTCGTTCGGGTTCAGCACCACCACGCTGGCCGCTGATCTCACCCCAGCCGGTTACGCCTGGCTGTACGCGGCGCCGCCCCAGGTGGTCGATGAACACGCCGACTGCTTCACCGTGGCCTGCGAGTTCAAGTGCGAACCGCGTGGGTTGGTGGTGGCGCGGGGGAAGACCTGGCGGAGCCTGACGACGCTGACGCCAGGCACCACCAGCGATGGAATCGCACGCGGGGCTGGCGTGGCCTGGGTGACCAGCTCCACCACCCTGCTGCCTGGGATGGGCTTCGACGCCCTGTTCTCATCGGTGGCCCTGCTGCTGCACTGCAACGGCGCCAACGGCAGCACCACGATTACCGACAGCAGCTCCAATGCGTTCACGATCACCGCAGCCGGTGACGCCGCCATCACCACCACCGGGCCGAAGTTCGGCAGCGGCTGCCTGACGCTCGACGGCACGGGCGATTACATCCAGACCCCGGCCAACTCGCTATTTGCGCTGGGGACGGGTGATTTCACCATTGAATGCTGGGTTTACGTCAACAGCGGGAACACTAATGCCGGCCTGTTCACGTTCGGCGGCACCTCCAGCGGCCTGGCGGTGGCGATCTACCTGGGGAACTGGTATGTGACCTCCAGCGGCTCCGGTGGAACCAACATGGGCGCGGTGACGACGGGCGCATGGCAGCACCTGGCCCTCTGTCGCAGCGGCAGCGATCTGCGTCTGTTCATCGATGGCACCCAGCTGGGCAGCACGCTGAGCAGCAGCACCAATTTCACCGACAATCAACTGAAGATTGGGTATTACTACACCTCCAGCTACGCAATCAACGCCAAGGTCGATGAGTTCAGGTTGACCCTTGCGGCTCGCTATACGGCAGCGTTCACGCCAGACGCTCAGGCGTTCTGGAATCCCTAGCCTGAGTCAGGATCAGGAGCCTGATGGCCAGCATCGTCTTTGACAGCTTTCTGGCCGATGTGTTCAGCGGAGCGGCCAACACCTCGCACAGCTACAAGGCGATGCTGGTGACCAGCAGCTACAGCGAGAACCGCGCCACGCACACGAAACGCAGCGACATCACCAACGAGGTGAGCGGCACGGGCTACTCCGCCGGCGGTGCGTCGATCACTCTGAGCGCCAGCCTGAACACCACGGCCCACAAGCTCACGCTCACCATCGGCTCGGTGAGCTGGAGCAGCTCCACGATCACGGCGCGGAAGCTGATCGTCTACAAGACCACCGGCACCGCAGCCAATGACTGCCTGGTTGCCTGCATCGACAACGGCACCGACCTGGTGAGCAGCTCGAGCACGATGACCTGGAACGCGAGCACCTGGGAGATCCCCCTCCCGGCGCCGGTCTGATGGCAGCATTCCCCGCCATCGAGCCGCTGGAGCGGTCCTACTCGCTGGGGTCGCATGCGATCAGCGCGGCCACCTTCGCCAACGGGGACGAGACGCGGTTCCTCCATGGCACCGTCGCGTTTGGCGTGCCGGTGTCGCTGTCGTTCCGGGCGCTGACGCTCACCCAGGCCCGGCTCATCTCCGACCACTTCGCCGGCCAGGGCACCATCAGGCCGTTCACGATCCCGGTCGAGCTGTGGCGCATGCACGCCAGCCGCTACGACGTGCTCCCGGCTGGGTTCGCCTGGAAGTATGCGGCCGCGCCGGAAGAGACCCCAGCCAGCGGCGGCCTGTTCGATGTCGCCGTGTCCCTCGTCGCTGTCGGCTGATGACCTTCGCCTCCGTCCGTGATGCCGCTCAGGAGGTGGCGAAGCGGGGCCAGATCCTGCCCCACCAGCTGGCTGCCCTGAGCGCCCTGGACCAGTCGCTTACCCCTGCGCAGCGGCAGCAGTTCACCGACGACTGGAGGGCCAAGGGCAGCCCGGCGGCGCCGGCGTCGCTACCACCAGCCAAGGCATCCAATCCCCTGACGGGCTTCCCCTATTTCTCCCAGGTCAGCGCAGACGGCAGCGACGGCCCGCTGGGTTGGCGTCAATGCCAGACCAGTTCTCTGGCCATGTGCCTGGCCTACCTGAAAACCCCCGGCATCAACGACGACACCGATTACCTGAAGGTGGTGCAGCGGTTCGGCGACACCACCAGCCAGGCGGCGCATCAGCAGGCCCTGGCCAGCCTGGGAGTACGGGCCCGGTTCGTGCTCAACTGCACCGCCGCTCAGGCCCAGGCCGAGATCCGCAGCGGCCTGCCGCTGTGCATGGGTGTGCTGCATCACGGCACACCGCAGGCCCCGTCTGGCGGCGGCCACTGGATCGCGGTCTATGGCTTCGATGCCACCAACGGCGGCAGCTGGATCGTCAACGACCCCTACGGCGAACTGGACCTGGTGCGCGGCACCTGGCTGCGCCAGGGCGGCAGCAGCGGCAAGGGCCTGCGCTACAGCTACCGCAACCTGAATCCTCGCTGGCTGGCTGAGGGCCCTGCCAGTGGCTGGGCCTGGCTGTTCAGCTGACCGGCACCGGCCGTCCCTGGCTCACCAGCAGGGCCCGGTACCGCTCCATCAATCGGGCGCCGCAGCGATCCTGCAGGCACACCCCACCGCTGCAGATCTCCCAGCAGGCGCCGCCGGCAGCATCGGCCACAACATGAAGCCGATCGCCCTGATCAGACTGGGGACTCTGAGCCTGCTCGGTCATGGCTGCTGATGGGTGCGACGGCTGGTGGCTCCAGCCTGAACTCAGTCTGAGCAGGGAGCTGGAGCTGGAGACAGCCCGGCGGGCCATCCCTCACCTCCATCGCCATGACCTCGAGGCCCGGCTGGACAGCGCCCTGGTCCACGCGATCACCTCTGACCACCTGCTGCGGCAGGCGTTGGCCAGGGTGCAGGAGCTGGAGCTCCGCGAGGCGATCAACCAGCCGCCCGCCGATCGCCATCGCGCCTGGGCCGCTGAGGTGATGGCTGAGCTGGGGTTGTGTTCAGACTCGGCAGGCTGAGCTGCACCGGCTGCGCCAGCAGCTCCCCCTCCAGCGGCCTGCGCAGCGCCGCCTCTGCTTTGCGCAGCTGGGTGCGGGCGACGTAGGTGGAGATCCCCTCAGCCGCCGCCAAGGCCCCGATCCGCTGCTCTGCGCAGCCGATCCCCCAGGCACCGCAGACCAGCCGGGCCTGCAGCGGCGGCAGCGCTGCCAGGCGGGCATGGAGCTCTGCCACCTCTGGGTCCGGCTCCGGCGGGGCTGGAGTGGCCAGCAGATCACCCAGTCTCGTCTCGTCGCCGCCGGCCACCTCGGCATCGAGGGAGCAGGGAGGCATGCCGGTGCTGAGCACCAAATCAACATCCGCCAACGTCATCCCCAACGCGTCGGCCAGCTCGGCGCGGGTGGGCTGGCGGCCCAGCTGCGCGGTGAGCTGCTCACCAACCCGACCCAGGCGGTTGATCTTCGGAGCGTGAGTCGAGGGCGGGCGGATCAGCCGGCTGGAGCTGTCGGCCCAGCGGCTGATCCCCTGCCTGATCCACCAATACCCAAAGGTCGAGAACTTGTAACCCCGAGCTGGGTCGAATCGTTCGGCCCCGCGCACCAGGCCCATGGCGCCAGCCTGAAACAAATCAGGCAGATCGGCCTCCCCCACCTGGCGGCCCAGGCCCGGGCGCATCGCCTTCGCCACATGCGCGACCAGGCGCAGATTGGCCCTGACAATTCGATCGCGGGCCCGGCGCCCCCGGCGGATCACGCCAGGTGGGGCCTGGTCGGCCCCGCTGGGGTGATCCTGCCAGGCGCGAACCAAGGCGCCGAGGTGGAGCTCTTCGGCTGGGGTAAGCAGCGGGTGACGGCCAGCGGCCTGAAGCCAATGCGTCGCCGCGTCCTCCATGGGTCAGGGCGGCGTGGGGCAGATCATCACCGAGGCCGCCCCCAGCACCAGGGCAACCGCGAGGCCTAGGCCGTTGCCGAGGGTGACCAGCGCGATCACCACGGCGGCGGTGCTGAGGCCGATGCTCAGCCAGATCCGCTCCCAATACCAGCGCCCGTTCATGCCGCCCCCCTGCTCAGCAGGTGCCGGCCCCAGGCCAGACCGATCGAGACGGAGTGACCAGCCGGGACCGTGATGGATCCCGGGGCGTTGTCCTTCCACCAGGCCCGAAACTCAGCCTCAAGAGCCTGATCAGAGATCGCCGCATCAGCGGCCCTGGCGGCTTTGATCGCCTCGGTGGCGATGAAGTGGGGCTGCTCGGCAGGGTCCAGGGCGGCGGCAGCTTGAATGATCCTGGAGATCGTGGCGCTGTCCATCAGAAGGGCACCTCTTCAGAGTCGCCGAACTCATCGACGAAGCCGCCGCCGGCATCGGCCACGCTGTAGCCGTCCTGTTCCTCGAAGCCGTCGGCCACCGACTCGCCGGGATCCTCGCGCGGGACGAAGGTCACCACCTGGCAGGCTCGCGGTTGCAGGGTGATGCCGCACCCTTCCGAGCGGCTCCAGGGGTAACAGGTGAAGCCAACGATCAGCTCGCTGCCGTTGCCAATCTCGCTGCCATCCCATGGCGCCTTTTTCGCATCAACGATTCGAGGGCCCTTGCTGTGGGTGCCGTCGTCGTTGGTGAATCGGTTGGCCTTGAACCTGACGACGGTCTTGCTGGCGTCGTCTTTATCAGCCTTCCAGGGTGTGCCCTTGCTGCTGCGGGGCTTCTTCGCACCGTGCAGCGCGACGAACTCAGCCTCCAGCTTCTCAAGGAACAGCTTGTGACTGGGGTCGGTTGCAGGCGAGAGCACCAGCTCACAGCTGTAGCTGTACTTGCCTTCGTACTCGTCGGCGTTGATCAGATGAGCCCAGCGAACGGCGGCGCGGGGGGTGTAGTGGATCTCAGATGCCATGGGGATTTCAGATGAGTGGGTCAAGGCCCGCACCGAGGCGGACCAGGTGATGAACGGCGCCGGAGGCGCTGAGGTTCTGCGAGCGCATGAGCTCCCGGACGGCGGCGTGGGCGTCGTCGCGCAACACGGTCATGACGTAGAAGCGCTCTGCCCTGGGCCGGGCCTGCCGGTACGGGCGAGGGCCAGGCCGGCGGCCTCGCTCAGGCTCAGGACTCCGAGGCTTCCTGCTCATGCGGCAGCTGCCTCGCTGACGATGACCGGCGCCATCCGGGCCGGGGGCGGCTCGTTGAGCAGGTCGGAGAGCTCCAGGGCCAGCCGTTCAAGGGTGTCGGTGCGGCGGCTCAGAGCCAGCATGCGGCCGATCCCGATGGGGCCGGGGTTCTGCTCCAGGGTGGCAGCGGCCCGCTCATTCAGCGCGGCCTGGTGCTCGCCGGCCACCTGCTCGAGCAGGTCCAGGGCCCGGCGCAGACGCTCGCGGTTGCGGAGATCGTTCATGGCCTGGGCACCCCTGCCGCTTCGCCGGTGAAGCGGTCCACAAAGTCGAGATGCTTGAACTGCTGCAGCAGCGGCGCGATGGCCTTCTCTGAGCTGGGAACCCGGAACGCTGAGCGGAACGAGATCGTGAACGCCTTCCTCTCGTCGGCAGTCATGGCCTTCACCATGGCCACCGCAGCCGCCTTCTCCTCAGGCGTCAGCGGGTCATCCGGGGCGCGGCCCTGCTCAGGCACAACGGCGCCGCTGGTGGCGGCAGCCAGCGACTCAGCAGCGGCATCAACAACCGCCGCCGGATCTGGGGCCTCAGCAGGTTTATGCGTTTCCTGCATAACCTCAGGATCAGCAGGCTGATCCTCCTGCTCCAGCTGGAGAACGCCCAGCAGGCCCAGGATCAGGCCGGCAGGGTCGCTGCCGATCGCCTTCTCCTCCGACCCAGCGGAGTGCCGGAGGATCGCTTCGATGGCCCCACCGTCCTCGACGGGGCGGAACAGCCAGGAGAACCCGGCATCGTTGGCCGCGCCCAAGGCGGCGACTGTGGACAAGCCCGGCAGCTGGCGCTGGAGCTGGGCCAAGGCGGCGGAGAACGCCGCGTCAGCCTCGAAAGCCCTCAGCGCCAGCTCCGTGCTCAGAGATGGCATGTGCATAGGTGTGGTGCGAATGTGCTGCACCGCCAAACCTTACCGCCTCGCTAATACGGTTGACAAGGGATCAGCTCAGAACTCCGAGCATTC